CAACTTGAGCAAAAATCGCCAATAAAACCATATGCTCTTGGCGCATTAGATGTAGCCCGCAAAGCACTGGAGGGGAAAGATGACTGAAGAAGAATATTGGAAAAAACAAAAAGAGGGCCGATCCAAAGAAATGGGAAAAAAATATACAAAACAAGCGCGCATTGACAAGCTCGAAGGGCTGCTTCGGTTCCTGCTTAAGAACGGCCAGATCAGACAAGCAAGCATCAATGTGGTGCAATCAATCTTGAAGGAAGGCGATGACAATGAATGAAGTCCTGATCACCATCATGCTGTTCTGCGTGACGAGCGTCGTCATCACAGCCAGCATCACAGCAGTCGTTTTTTTGGTCGCCTTGATCGGCGAGTTCTTGGAGACGCACTATGGCGTTAAGTTCAAATAACGTCCTGCTCCTTTGGGAGGAGGGGAAGAAGACCCGGGAGATCGCGAAGATCTTCAACGTGTCGAACGGGACCATCTGCAACATCATCCTGCGCGCACGAGATCGCGGAGACCAACGAGCAAAACGAAGGAGACCAGAGCATGGTTATTATCAACGAGAGGGTAAGAGAAACCGTAGTAAAATTGGACTCAGTGCTCGACCTTGAATCACTCTCGGTCGCCAGAGCTGCATTGATACTGGAGCTCGCCGAGATCATCATCAACAACAACCGGCAAGAGCCAATCAAAGAAGGCGTTAAAAGCGCAGTCCGCGACCTGAAGTTTGCGATATTCACCATAGTTGAAAGAGCCAAAAATGAACGAAGAGAATAAACGAACCAACCGGCTCGTGAGATCAATCCTAAAGTCCATCGGGAACGAATACCCGCATATAGCCATGAGCGCGCTCACCATAGCTATGGCCCGCGTCATCGTGCTGAGCGGTGCGAAAGCCCAAGACGAATCCATCATGGAAACAGCAAACGAAACCCTCGGCGATGCGATCCGAGAGGAAAGGAGAATGTATGGAACAGCGAAGCACTGAATGGTTCGAGAGCCGCAAGGGCCGGGTGACCGGATCTTCCGTCGGGGCGATCCTCGGCCTGTCTCCCTTCATGACGGCGGAAGACGTGATGCGCCGCATGGTGCGCGAGCGCCACGGCGCGGAATCAGAGTTCAAGGGCAATATCGCCACTGACTGGGGCACAGTCAATGAGCCCGGCGCGATCATCGAATACGAGATGGAAACGGGCTTCACCGTGACGCCGTGCGGGTTCTACAAGTTCGAGGATTGGCTGGGGGCCTCGCCTGATGGCCTCGTCGGCGATCAGGGGCTAGTGGAGGTCAAATGCCCCTACAGCATGCGCAAGGGCGAAGGGAGGTTCAAGACGGCCAAGGAGCAGATGCACTACTATGCGCAGATGCAGATCCAGCTGTTCATCACCCGGCGCACCTACTGCGACTTCTATCAGTGGTGCCCCACCTCCACGGTGGTCGAGCATGTGCCCTATGACCCAGACTTCATCGCCGATGCCCTGCCGAAGCTGAAGCAGTTCTGGTTCGACTACATTGCGGAGGATCCGAAGCGGCATCTTGAGCCCCTCCGCAAGGAGCTGAACGCCAGCCAGATCGTCGCAGAGTATGACGACGCCGTCGATGCCATCAAGATCTACGAGGATCGGAAGGCCGAGCTGCTGGCGAAGCTGGTCGAGATCGCAGGCAACAAGAACGCTTCCTTCGGAGGTCGTAAGCTGACGCACGTCGAGAAGGCCGGTTCGGTGTCCTATGCGAAGGTGGTGAAAGAGCACCTACCGACGCTCGATCTTGAGCCCTATCGCGGAGCGCCCAGTGCTTACTGGAAACTCTCTTGAGCCGATCAGCTTCAAGTGTGAGGCATGCCGGGAAACGAGCCCCGGCATGCTCGACTTCAGATACGAGACGAGCAGAAGATACACCCGCGAATGGATCATCGAGGAAGAGTGGGAATACACCCCGGGGTTCGCCAACTGTCAGAAATGCGGATCCAGAAACGAGGTCTGGCCCAAACGAAGCTTCGAGCGAAGGTGGAGTAAAAGGTATGGGTAAGAGAAGCAATTTCCAGCGCAAGCCGCACGATCTTTACAACACGCCATATGAGGCGCTCTTGCCGCTGCTGCCGCACCTGCCGAAAAATACGCAATACTGCGAGCCATGCGCAGGCGAGGGGCACCTGATCCGCAGCCTGTGGAAGCATGGCCACAGATGCGTGTCGTCCTTCGATATTGACCCGCAGCACGGTTACACGCAGCTCGATGCGGCGTTCATGACCGTGGACGATCTGAAGGGCGCGACGCACATCATCACGAACCCGCCTTGGAAGAGGCCTATCTTGCACCAGCTCATCGACAGGTTCGTGTGCATGAGGCCGACGTGGCTGCTGTTCGATGCCGACTGGGCCCATACGGAACAGGCCAAGCCTTACATGACCTACTGCCACATGATCGTCGCGGTGGGACGTGTGAAATGGTTTGGAAATACAGTTGGCAAGGAGAACGCCTGCTGGTATCTATTCGATAGCCCAACCAACCAGACCAGATTCGTAGGTAGATAAATGCTCCGTCCATACCAGCAGCAGGCCCATGACGAGATCGTCAAGTGGGTCAAGCGTTCCACCTCCCCCTGCATGATCGAAGCCGCCACGGGCGCTGGCAAGAGCCACATCATCGCTTCGCTGGCTGAGACCGTGCGCGAGATGAGCGGCAAGCATGTGCTCGTGCTGGCCCCGTCGAAGGAGCTCGTCGAGCAAAACCACTCCAAGTTCCCCGGCAAGGCGTCGATCTACTCGGCGAGCGCCGGGCGCAAGAGCCTAGAGCACCCAGTGGTCTTCGGCACCCCGATGACGGTGCTGAACTCGATCAGTCGGTTCGGCGAAGAGGTCGGCATGGTCGTCATCGACGAATGCCACGGCCTGACCCTGACGGTGAAGGAGATCGTCAGGCGGATCCCCAACCCGAACCTGCGGGTCGTAGGCCTGTCTGCCACGCCCTACCGCATGGGGACTGGGTACATCTTCGAACAGTGGCCAAACGGGGCTCCGGCGGGCGCTGAGGGGGCTTTCTTCACCCGGTGCGTCTATCGCATCACCGCGCCAGAATTGATCTCTCAGGGCTTCCTGACGCCCCCTGTGCTCGGGGAGATCGGCGTGGACCCGTACCAGACGCAGGGCATGCTGCTCGACCGCACCGGACATTTCTTCACGGAAGACATCGACAGGGCCTACCACGGGCAGGGCCGCAAGACCTCGAAGATCGTTGAAGACATCATCATTCGCAGCGCCGGGCGCAGAGGTGTGCTGATCTTCGCCGCGACTGTGCGCCACGCCAATGAGGTGCTCGCCAGCCTGCCCCCGGAGATATCAGCTATCGTGACGGGTGACACACCCAAGAAAGAGCGTGAGGCCCTGCTGGCGGCGTTCAAGGAACAGAAGATCAAGTACATCGTGAATGTGGCGGTGCTGACCACCGGGTTCGACGCCACCCATGTAGACGTGATCGCCATGATGCGCGCCACAGAATCCGTCGGGCTCATGCAGCAGATCATCGGGCGCGGCCTGCGCCTGCATGACGGAAAGCAGGACTGCCTGATCCTCGACTACGCCGAGAACGTCGAGCGCCACTGCCCGGACGGGGACGTGTTCAGCCCCACCATTGAGAGCAAACGCTCGAAGGGCGAAGGCGAGATCGAGTGCGTGTGCCCGATCTGCGACATCAAGAACGTCTTCAGGTCGCGGCCTAATCCCGACGGCTACGGCGTCACCAAGAGCGGGTATTTCTGCGACCTCGACGGCGTCGAGATCGAAGGCGAGCACGGCCCAATCCCAGCTCACTTCGGCAGGCGGTGCCGGGCGCGTGACGAGCGCGAGCGCCAGTGCGGCTACCGATGGACTAGCAAGGAATGCAAGCAGTGCGAGGAGCCGAACGACATCGCGGCGCGGCACTGCATACGCTGCAAGGCCGAGCTGGTGGACCCGAACGAGAAGCTGCGCATCGCCTTCAAGGAAAGGAAACGCGACCCGTACCAGACGCAGCGCGATGTGGTGCTGGCGTGGGCCGTGAAACCGTCTGTGAGCCGCAGTGGAAACCAGCAGTATAGCATCGACGTGACTACGCCCTATCGTCACTTCAGGTTCTGGGTGATGCGCAACCCGAAGTGGCAGAACCAGATCGCCGACTACAATCGTTTGGTCGCGCTCAACGGTCGCCCGCCGAAGACGATCACCTACCGCAAGGACGACCAGTATTTTAAGGTCTATGCTTACAACGAGGCAGCCGATGAATCTCCCTGATGATATCCCCGTCTTCGGCGACAGGTCCTTCAGGGGCAAGTGCCCCACGGAGAACATCGAGCAGGTGACGTTCTTCAACCGGATCCGCAAGAAGTACCCAGACACATGGGGCAAGATCGCCTTCCACCCGCGCAACGAAGGAAAGCGGACGCACCTTCAAGCAGCGCACCAGACAGCAGAGGGGATGACAAGTGGAACAGTTGACATTGTTGTGCCCGGAAGACGGACCTTCGTATGTGAGCTCAAAAGGCGAGACCACACGCAGTCGGTCTGGCAAAAAGACCAAGAGGAGTACCTCCGAATTGCTCGCAAGATGGGAGCATTCGCCTGTGTCGCACTCGGGGTCGAGGCGGCAGAAGAAGCCTTCGCCAAGTATTTGGAAGAATCGTCCGAGTGACGATGTCCTCGCCGTTCTCAATGGGCGCATGCCCCTAGAGAAAGCCCACCCGGCCATCCAGTCGGTCATGCAGCGGCTCTTGTACGAGGCTGCATGTGAAATACTAACAGCAGAAAAGGAGAAAAGGTCATTGATGTTACAAAAAGTTCCAGAGTTAATCAGACCACACGTCGAGGCAGAGGTCTGGCGTGTATGGAGGATGAGGAATGAGGTTTGAGATCATCATGAACATGCCTGTAAGGGGCAATGACACCCAAAATCCTGCGTTGATACACAGGTTGGTTGTCGAGTACCCATGCACTGGGGTCATAGACTTCTTGAACCAGACCATCGACGATGACTTCATCATCGTGGAGGAGTTCTTCCCAGACCCAGCTACTAAAACGTACAAAAGCCACGGGCTTATCGCCCTCAACCGCCGATATGTCGGCAAGATCAAAGAATGGGATAGAAAATGAACCACAAGGACGTCCTCTACAAAGCAGCTGAAATCCTCAACAAACGCGGCGAAACCTACGGAGATATTGATCCCTTGTTCGAGAACGCAGCGAAGCTCGCATCCATCATCACCGGCAAAGAGTTCAGCAAATACGACATTTCTGTGGTGATGGAATCCATAAAACTGGCGAGACGCCGGGCGAATTTTAAGCTTCCCGATCACTACATCGACAATGTAAACTATACCGCGTTCTCGGCGCAGTTTGCCCTGAACGATACCGAAGGAGAGAAGGTCGCTGCCGTGGCAACGCAGCCTGTTGAAATTGGAGAACCCTATGTTCAAGAAATCAGCGTACACTTTGACGGGACTAGCACTACTGTCCTCGCCAGCCCTAGCCACTGAAGAAGACGCAGGCGCTTTCTGGCGTGAAGAAGCCATGAAAAGCGAGTTCGTTAAGGTCAACAACGTCCCTCAAAAAAAGAAGGTCGTGATTGACCAGATCACCGCAGTGGTGAAGAAGGAGCTCGGCGAACAATGGGTCGCCAGCGCGCTCAAGATCGCGAAGGTTGAGAGCGGCTACAACTGCAAGGCGACAGGTCCTAAGACCCGTCACGGTCACGCAAAAGGTGTCTTTCAATTGATTGACTCGTCTGCGCGCTCGCTGGGTTTCGAACCATCTAAAATGTACGATTGTAATGAGAACATCGCGGCAGGTGTCGCCCACATGAAGGTCTGCATCAGGTATGGCGTGAAAGACCCGCGTGGGATGGCAGCTTGCCACGTTGCTGGCTGGAACCACTGGAACGTAAAGCTGGCTCGCCAGCATGAGAGGTACAAGCAGCGTTATATTCACATGGCTACAGCATAAAAAGAGGGGGCGCACTGCCCCCTCCAATCAACGAGGCCAAACATGGAAAACGACATAAAAACACTGTGGGACAAGGGTTTAACGATGTCCCAGATCGCCAAGGAAATGGGCGTCACGGTCGGCGTCATAGCAGGCAAGATCAACAGACGCCGGGAGATGTTCGCTCCCCGCACCCCAATAAAATACCAGACAAACAGGCCGTCAAAAAACCCGGAAGGGATCTTCAAGCTAAATCTAAACACATGCAGGTTCATCACCAATGATGATACGTCAAAACCCCGCTACTGCCTCGCGCCTGTTAAGCGCAGGTCGTACTGCGAAGAACACGCGGCTCTGTGCTATCTACCGAGGAGAAAAACCGATGACTGACAGGCTCATGAAGCATGGCTGGCACTGGAGCTTCGGATGGCTGCGCAGGCCAGAGCTCGATCAGGACGGCCTGTATTGCTACGAGCAGCCAGACGGAGACCTGATCCTCAGCGGCAGGCCTGCGCACAAAATCGCGATCTATCTCGACTGCCGCATGGATGAAGACACAGGTGACGAGTACGCCTGCTTCGCACCAGTCCCACGGAGACCAATGCATCATGATCCATCAGCTAAACCCGCCGCTTCCCGTAGAAACGCCAAAAGGTAAGGCGCTCTGCGTGGCGTGGATCGACTACGGCCCAGAGCACCATCTGCTCTGGGTCTGCTTCCAGAACGACAGCCGAGAGTGCTGGTGCTGGGCGAACCCAGACATCAGGGCTCAATCTAATCCAAGCATGGGGAGACCACATTGATACACTTTATCTGGCTTACTCAACCCGGCAGCAGGCCGTTCTCATACATCAACGCGCTGGCCGTGCGAGCGGCTGCGACCCGGCACTACAAGGATCCGATCATCATGTGGTGCAACGAGATCCCGAAGAACAACCCGAACTGGTATATGGTGAAGGACTTGTTCGAGGTCAGGCCAATCGAGATGCCGTCCGAGATCGGCGGCGTACCGCTGGAGCATGTCCAGTACAAGGCAGACGTGCTAAGGCTCCAGATCCTCCAAAAGCATGGTGGGATATACCTAGACACCGACAGCCTGCTCCTAAAGGGCCTGCGCCCCTTCACGGACAAGGAGATGGTGCTGGCGCGGGAGAGCCCAGATTCCATCGCCATGTCGCCGATCATCTGCAAGCCCAATGCGGACTTCGTGAGCGTCTGGCTACAGCGGATTCCGCAGGCGCTGGAGGTTGGGACGTGGGCTTATCACGCCGTGAATTTACCTGTGGAAATCGCCAAATATCATGCCTGCGACATAAGACCGCAGGCCGAGTTTTTTCCGTTTGATCTTCGGCACAACTACCTTTTCGATGATGGCCGAGCAGACGAGCACATGCAACGCATGGGCGACCCCTATGCGCTGCATGTCTACGAGACATATTGGGCAGGCTACCTAAACGGAGTTGACGAGACCTATATGAAGAAGCGCGACACGTTGTTCGCGCGTCTCTTCAGGGACCTCTGTTGATTGTTAGCGGGGGCAACTGGTAGTCAGGCGTCCCTGCATACTCTCCGGCCTCTTCAGCAACCAGACCAGCGCCACGAACCGTTTTGCGAGCCGTGCTGGCCTGCCTCTTGGCGTTCTCAGTGGCGAAGTTCTCAAGGGCGTTGACGGCGCTACGGATTTCAGCCGGGGAACCAGAACGCAAGATCTTGCCAATGGCGTTCGCCCGAGCCTCTGGGATCAGTACGTCGCCGGACAGGATGTTGGTCATGGCCTTCCAGATGCCAGACGGTTTGCCTTGAGCGACATCTGCCGCAATGCCGAGCAGATGAAAGTCACTGGAATCCAGATCCTTGCCACCAGCAATGCGCCGAGCGGTTGCAGGGCCGCCCGTGATCCTGCTTGCGTTCTTGAATAGGCGAGCTTCGGCCTCAAGGCTCTCCTCAAGGAGGCGGGCGGATGTCGGGTTCGGCATGATCGTGCGCAAGACCTCGCGACGGTCCTCAATGTTCTGGCCTACGCGCTTGGTGACGTCGCTGGTGTCGGCGGATCCGAAGATGTTGTCGCGCATATTCTTGAGCGCCCCGACACGGTAAGCTTGACGCTCGCCAGCGCCCATGTCTTTCCATTCGCGCTTCAGAAGCTCTGGGTCTGCGGTGCTGAACTTGCGACCGTTCTCCAGCGCCTCCACAATCTCCTTGTCGCCCTTGTAGACGGCGCGGGCCGCCTTGAAGGCACCAACATCCTGATCAAGAATCTCACCAATCTTGCGGCGCATCGCAAGAGCGTTGTTGGATAAAGGAGATCCGGCTCGCGACTCCGTAGAGGCCTGATACAAGCCGCGCATGATGTAGTCCCACTGCTTGACCTCTGGGATCTCCTCAAAGGATTTCATGGACTGCCCGGGGACAGTGCTGACTTCTTTGGTTCCAAATTTGCCTAAAGCACCGTCGCCGTCTGAAGCGTAAAGCTTTTTTGCGGAAGAGATAGCCTCGGGGTATGCCTCTTTGACTGTATCCATCACTGACTGAAGTTTAGCCTGCGCCTGCGTTGGGATCTTGGCTTGGTAGGCTGCTTCATAGAACGGATCAGCATTGCTGCGCAGTGCCTTGATGAGGGCCTCTTCGTTTTCGTAAAAATCGCCTTTGACGCCCATGTTTTCACGGGTGGCCTTGTTGACGCGCGCCCGTTGCCCAGCCTGCCGATTTTCAACGTCTAACCCAATATCAATGCCCGC